GACTATATTTGCTGATCCATTAAAAGCAACGCCCCCTATTGTTCTGGCTGTAGCAAGTACAGTTGCACTTCCTGCATTTCCAGAAGCAGAAGAAGCAACAACTGATAAGTTATCAATAAAAGCTTTATTTACTTTAGAGTCTATAGCTGAGTTAGCCCTAGAGTTTGTAAAATAAAGATTAGTATTTTCAGTTAAATTTGCTGTTGTAAAGTTTGAAATAGATGACACTTGCCCAGTAACATTACCGACTAACTGCCCTTCTATATTTGCTACTAAAGTTCCTAAAGCTGAAAGCGATATATTACCTGTTGCAGTTCCGGAAGCTGTTGTTAATCCTAATGTAAATTTGTCTGCTGATTCATCCCAAATAAATACAGCGTTGTTTTGGTTGCCGCGATTAATAAACATACCAGAGTCATTAACTGGCGTTCCTGTTAGTCCTGCATTTAACTCAAATAGATTATCCTCAATAGCAAGGTTTGTAGTATTTAAAGTCGTAAGCGTTCCATTAACGCTGAGGTTATTTGCAACAGTTAAATTATTCGCTATCTGGACATCATTGGGTAAGGTTAAAGTGACATCTCTGCCTTCAGTTCCAGAACCAGATACAGTGATCTTATTATTAGTTCCGGTAATTGTTTTAATATAATCGCCGGTTGTATCAGTCGTTAAGGCTACTGAATTGGCTTGAATAACAGTTGATATGCTGACATTACCAGCGCCATTAAATGCAACTGAGCCGACTACATCACCGCTTAAACTAATAGTTCTAGCGTTTAATAAAGTAACTGCTGTAGTTGCTGCAATACCAAGACTATCAACAAAAGATTTATTAACTCTAGAATCAATTGCAGAGTTAGCTCTAGCAGCAGTGTAGTAAAGATTACCACTTTCAGAAAGCTGACCGGTGTTAAATGGGGATAATGTTATTGTTGGCGTTAAAGTTCCAGAGCCATCATTATAAGACCAGCTAATGCCAGTTCCATTTTGGATTAATGCTGCAACCCTATCGTCCACCCTTTCATTAGTAAAAAATAGTTTATTGCCTTCAGCTAGGTTAGTTGTAGATTTACCTGCAAAGGCGGTATCAAATCTGGCTTGCGTATAATAAAGATTAGTATTCTCAGTAATGGTAGAGGTGTTTAATGTAATGTTTGCTCCACCATTAAAGCTGATTCCAGATATTGTTCTGGCGTTTTGCAATACAGTTGCACTTGAAGCATTGCCAACTACTGATGCAGTTACTTGATTAAAGACTACATTATTGCCAGTACCTACTGGCTGACCAATAGCAAAGGTAACTCCATTACCTGAAGCACTTGAGCTAACGCCAGTTCCGCCTAATAAACTTAAAGTTTCTGAATCCAGATCAATACCAATTGTATTAGAGCCATCAGTTATATCTAAATCCTGGGCTGTTACTTGGCTATCAACATAGCTTTTAATTGACTGTTGCGTTGCTAATTTTGTTGGGCTATTGCTGCCCATATTATCTTCATCAACAATATCAGTAATTGTTACTGATCCAGTTCCAGATAAAGTATTAAACTCAACGCCAACAGCATCTATAGTTCCGTCTACATTTACATTAGCAGCAGCTAAATCAATGTATGGAGCTGATAATTGAATTTCTCCATCTGCTTTTAAATCTAAAGTTCCATCAGTTGAAGAAAACACATATATAGCTGAGTCTCTAAATTGGACTCTATCGGTTGTTGTTAAATTAATATTAGTTCCACCAGAGGAATTACCAATAGCAAGAATCTCACTTAATGAATCAACTGTATCTACTTGGCTATCAACATAGCTTTTAATTGACTGCTGGGTTGCCAGTGCTGTAGCTGAGTTAGAATTAAAATTATCCTCATCTAAAATAGAAGTTACTGTTGCACCGCTATTAAAACTAAAGCTAGTAAGACCATTAACAGTACCAACATTAATATCAACTGAATTATTAACACCAATATTAAATGGCATAGTGATCCATGCATTATTTGCTGAATTTCTAAGTTTCATTTTGCCAGAAGTTTCATCTACCCAAAACTCATAAGCAAATTTAGTTGAAGGCTCTGAGCCACCGCTATTATTTGAAACTATAGCTGCTAAAGCATTATTTAGATCAGCCCTAAAGTTAGCCCCAGACTGGTTAATTAGTGAGTAATCATGTTGCGCCATTTTTAATTCCTGTTTTTATTAATTTTATACCTAGATTTGATATTTATAAATCCTCTAGCTGTTGAATTATGGTTTGTTTTACTATTCATCAAACAGGCTTGTTAGGGAAAATTATATTGTCAATTGTTAAGGCACTTGCATTGCTATCCGGCAAATCTCGTAAAGACTGCCTGTAGCTTGTCCATTCTAATTTTTTAACATCTGTTAAAGCTGAATCTTGCATTTGTGTCCAATCTGATTCAGATAATAGGAAGTTTCTTTTTAATCTAACTTCACCCCAGAAATCTACAGTTTGCTCTACAGCAGAACCATCAATAATTTTATATTGTTCGACTTCATATATTCCTTCTATTATTGATTGGTCATTTTCTAAATTGATAAAATCTATAGATACATTTGTTGATCCGCTAGATTCTATTATTCCAGAGTTAGTTTTATATATTGTAAAATCTGCCATATTACTGAGTGTTATCTATAAATACATATAGTGATTGATAGGTGCTTCTAAGTTGTCCAGTCCATCTTAAACGCCATGAAACAGTGCTTTGACTAGAGGACATGCCAGATATTGATCCGCTATAGACAATTACATAAGTTCTAAAAGTACCTGTTCCAAATGCTATTGATTGAATACCGCCTGCTGCTTGCACATAGTTTGATCCATTAATGCTGTATTCAAGAAATCCACCAGAACAATCTCCATAAACTCCAGATAATATCGCTCTGTATTTTGCTCCATTTCTAACGCTGCCAATTGCCAGAGCTAAATATGTTCCTGTTGATTGTGTTTCTGTAGTGAAATTAGTGCTTGCTCTTTGGAATACACTTCCAAAAACCTCTAATGGAAAACTGCTGCCAGTTTGCGAAACTATTGTTGAACTTACATTTGCAAACTTCTTAACAGCCAAAGTATCTACATTTATTCTTGCTGAATCTAATGAGCCAGCAGTAATTTTAGTAGCATTTAAATTATCTATTTTTGCATTAGTTATTTGAGCATCACCAATTTTTGCAGTAGTTATCTGGGCATCACCAATTTTTGCAGTTTCTACTGCACCATTAGCAAGTTGGTTTGTATCAACGCCAGCGCTTTTAATAATTAAATTTCCATTACCATCTGTATCAATAGTGACATCATCAATTTTTATTCTATTTGCATTTAAATCACCAGTCGTAATATTGCTGGCATTTAAATTAGTAACTGCAACGTTGGTTGCATTTAAAGTTCCGGTAGTAATGTTATTTGCAGATATAACTCCAAATACACCAGAAGCAGAGGTTAAAGTGCCTGCTGTTATTCTTGACGCATCAATAGCTCTGGCAACAATTTTTACTGCTGTTATTGAGTTTGCTGCAATACTGTCTTGGTTTACAGCATCAGTAGCAATAAGCGCATTTTAATAGCATCATCAACAATCTTAGCTCTTGTTATCGCATCATCTTTAATTATTAAATTACCGCCAACATATTGAAACATTGATGTATTAATATTATTAGCTGTTAGCGTTCCTGTAATTGTTGCGCTAGTAGCAACCAAACCTCCATTCATTGCAACTTTAAATGGGGCTGATCCAAAACTAGCGTTGCCCAGATATATGCCATTAGCATCAGCTTTAAATATATTGTTACCAGAGCCAATTGCAATGCTTGTTGATATAGTTCCAGTAGAAGCTGAAATGTCTCCAGCAACTAATAGGTTAGTTCCATCAAATCTTAAATATTTACTTGCTGAACCTATGTTTAATTTAGTAGTGCCGCCATCATTTCCTAACCATAATCCGGTTGTGGAATTATCGGTATATCCTGACTTACCTTGCTTAACAGCCATGCCATTTGCAGTTCCTAAATTTAGCTCACCTGTATTTATTTTTGCAGCAGATAAGTCATTAACTTTTACATTAGTTACAGCTCCATTTCCAAGTTTATTTGTAACAATTGCTGAATCTTTTATGTCTGGCGTACCTGTAGGAGCATCCCCAATAGTAAAGGTCAATGTTGCTGCGGATGATTCAACACCTGTAGTATTTAAAGCGGTGACACTAGCAACATAATTAGCATCTACTGGCAAGAAGTTAAGATCACAATTATTAACATCAACAATTCTATTTATTTGCTGGTTACCAGCTGCATCTTTAACGTTAATCCTCCATTGATAATAAGGATAATCAGAAGGTAAAGCCCATGCTAAAAAAGGTCTGCCAGTATTTGAATCATCTGTATCTGTAAAGGCTAAACTGGTTGGAGCTTTTACAGCATAAGCACTAGGAACATTTGCTAACGCTTCTACTGCTTCTTGAGGTGGTACTGTCCAAGTGTAGACGTCAAAATATTCAAGCATTGAAACAGCAACTAACCCACTTGGCTGAAGCTGTAAGGCTTCAACTCTAAATATTTTTCCGCTAAATCCTAACGGTGCGTAGGTGAGATTTGTAATATCTCCAACGTTTAATTTATACATTTCTGGCGTTCCTAAGAACTGTATAGCTGTTTGGTGTCTGCTTCTGACAAGAATCGTTTTAGCATGGTTATATGCTATATATGCAGAAGTTGTATGTGGAAATTCAACCTTTAGCTCAAGAACTTCACCGCCATCATCACTAGTGTAATCATTAGAATCAGTTGTGGCTTCATGGTAAACAGTAGCGGTATCCATCTCATATCTTTTATTGGCATTAAAAAACTCAACTACTACCTTGTTTGCTTTTTTATCTTTGTTTCCGTAATCAACTGAAATGCCGGAATCAGAAATAATATGATTATCATTAATACTAAATGTTGATGATCCAGTATCTTCTATTTGTAACTCATATTTCCCATCAACATAATTAAATATCCCACGCATGTTAGATAAAAGTTCTTTAGAGTTTTCCATAACTGTTTTGTTGCAATCAATGTAAGCGTTGCAATGAAACCTTTTAGATTTTATTAAAGAGCTTCCAGACTGGCTTGAATAATTATTACCTAAAGTTCCATCAAAAAAAACAATGTATTCAGGATTCTCATCAAAAAATTCATCCCTTTGCAAGGCTGTTATTTCTAGCCCATCTATAACCCCATTTCCATTGGTGTCATATATATCTATTAACTCGCCAACTTTATTTTGCCACCATGTTAAATTGGCTGAACCGCCAAGAACTTTTATAAAGTTGTCACCGCTAGAGCCAGACCATGCAAGGGCTTTTGCTGATCCGTTAAAATATGGGCTATTAACTAAAGTATCAGCTTTGTTAGCTGCTGCGCTAAATGTAGCCATGTTTATTTGGGAAGTTGCTAAGCCTTTTCCATATTGGTCGTTTTGAATCAGATCAAGGAAGCACAAAGCTGGGTTTGAACTCCAGTCAGTTGAGTTATCTCTGGGATCAAATACTTTTCTACCCTTTACCTGTACTGTTAATTGTGGGACTCCGCGAAACTGTCCTTTAGAATCATAGATGTACGAAGCTGCAATGTAAGCAACTCCATTTAATTTATGTGCTGTAGTCCATTTGCCACCAATGGAAGCTCTTAGCATTGGGTCTGCTGCTTGCGAAGCTGCGCCATGATGTAAATTCATTACATACCTATAACCGCCAAGTGCCGGATTAGTACCGAAAGTACCGCCTGTTAAATCAACTGATCCTGAGTTTTGATTAGCAGTACACAATGAGCCAGAGCCGGATGATATTTTATCTGAGCCTATGTAACCACCATTTCTAAATTGCTTAGAGTCTCTTAAGGAGTTACCACTAAGTTCAATAGTGTTGCCCATTATTTCTTCGCACTCACCAACTGATAAGGCATAAACAACATATAAATGAGTTGATGAATTTCCAGCAGTGTCCATATAAACTATTTGCGCACCAACCCTTCTAGTTCCATATATAACAGGAATTTTGCCACCAGCAGCAATCTTGTTAGCCATGATATCTTGCCCTTTTGCCAGCATGTCTTTTGCTTGCATATACCCTTTGACACCAACGCCAAGAGTTAGGACTGTCATGGCTATCTGAAAGCCATCACTCAGAATAACTTTTGCTATAAAAGACCCAATTGCTGCAAAGAAATTACCCATTTAGCTTCCCCACCTAACGTCATTTTTAGTTTGTGTGGCAAACTCCATTCCTTTATCGCCTGCGCTAAAACCCTCTTGGCTCTCCTCGCTGAAATGCCTCCCCTTCGTTAAGTTCCAGTTACTCCAATGAGAGGCAACTTTTAGCGATAAATTTGAACTGCTTACAGTTTCAGAAATAGAGACACTTCTGATTTTTCCAGTAAAGTAATTTATTGCGCCAACTATTGATTCATTTTCATTAAAATAGGCTAAATGTATTTCAACTATTTTGTCTGTAAATGATCCATCTTGAACTAATGCCCTTACCTGATCTGTTACGTTAGAAAAACCCATGCTAATCTCATC